TTGCATCAGCATTATTCAATAATGTTAGCTTGTCATCTAGCTTAAATATTTTATTTCCTTCTGAGTCTTTTGCTTTTAAAACGATTGCATCTACTAATACTCCTAGATCATCATTCTTAGCACCTTTAAATAGGTTTCTTTTTTCACCAAGTGTAAATGGTGAGCAATATATTATTAAAGGTTTGCCTTCCTCGCCCCACTCAGCAACCTCAATCTTTTTTATGCCTAAAGATTCAAATTGTGCCTTCACTCTATCTATAACGTTCATATCTTCCTTTTCTAATTAATAATTAATTATGCAGTTCCAAGTGTTAATAAACCTGTACCTGTAAATGTTACTTCAGCTTCTACCATTCCATCAAAAGATGCAGATATATTGCTACCTGTAATGATTGCATCACCATAGTAATATTTATCACCAGTTGAAGCACCTTCAGGGTAAACTTTAATTGCTACAGATGTTCCTAAAACTAAAAGTAATTGACCAGCATCAGCTTCATCAAAAAATAATGACGCAGAACCAGACCAACCTTTTAAAGCACTTTTATAAGTTCTTGAAGTATCTCCCATTGAAGTATCTTCAATAGTGTCAGCAGTTTGTTCTAAAGTATAACTTCTAAGTTCGCCTACTACTGTAGTTGATACTTTGATAGTTCCTTCTGAACCAGTATGAGTTGCCATGTTGTTTTCCTTGTTTAGTTAATGTTAAGGTGTGCCAGAAGTGTATTGGTACATTACTCGCACTACCATTCTGATACCACCTATTGGAAACAAAACACCTTCATCAGTAGAAACTTCTACTACTTGAGTTTGTTTTGCATATCCACCTCGTGTTCTATCAGAATTTAGTCTAGTTTCAATCGTAGTTATTAACTCATTACGTTTTGTATCAATATTTGTTGGAGTTCCTTTTACATATCCTACAATTACATAATCAGCAGTTGCTTGTCTTGTTATTGTGCTTGAAGTCATTGTTTCATCTGATCTAACTTCGTTTCCTGATTGCACAAAACAAGCTGGATATTGTTGTTCAGATAATTCATCAACATTAAAAGGTTCTCTAGTAACTTTTTTTAAAGTTATTGGAGATGTGCCAGTTGAAATTGTTGTTACTATATTAGATGCTATATCTTCTCGTTTACTCATAATTTACTAAGCTTGTTATATGTTTGCATAAATACATTCATTATTGGTTGTATTTCTTTTGCACCAATAGCAAAGAATTTACGTTTCTTTTGATTACCTAAAGCTTTAACATTTTGGAACTTATTAGCAAAATAAATAATAGCTTGAGTAGGTTGTGATCTTTGAGTTATGTTTGATAACATTTGACCAGAAAAATTAAGATCAGGATATTGTGTTTGTCGCCCAGCTTGTTGTCTAAATGTTTTATAAGCTTGTGTGTATGGTGGAAATGAATTGCCATCTGCACTCATTCCTCTTGCTGTTCTTTGTTTGATTAGACCCATCAAGAACTCAGCAGTTCTTCCTAATGCTGTTTTAACTATTAAAGGTTGTTCTCTTACTTGTTTCTCAAAGTTCTTAGCAACTTGTAAAGAGTTATCTTCAACAGTAATTTTCATCTAATTAGTTTAAGTCTATGATAAGGTGCTTTTTCTGCGTCTTGAATTGTATTAGAATCATCAGCATCATACTCAACACCATCTCTTAAAATAGACTCCATTTCATCAGCATACATTTGTTGATAATGTTTCATCATAACTTGGAATCTATCTGGGTTATCATTTGAGTTAAATTTTGTAAGTTGTGGACAGCAATAAAAACCTATCACTCTAAATACAGATGCTCTTTTAAATTGTGCATCAGTTAATAATGTTGAGTCCATTTCAGTTGTATTTAGTATTGCTATATCTCTATAAGTTTCTTTTGAATAAACTGGAAACCATCTTATTCTTAAATCTCTTTCAATATCTGCTCGTGCTTGTGCGTGGTAATCATTTGGAGAAGTAAAGTTAGCTATTCCAAAAGTTAAAATATCTGGTTGGTAAAATGTTAAATCTGAATCAGTAGAAAAATTTGCCATAATAATATTTAGTTGGTGGGGCTTTTACACCCCACCTAAGTTTAATTAAAGAGCAGTATCAGTTTTAACTGTTACACCATAAGTGTCTTTTAATACACCTACTCCGTATGTAATGCTACTAACTATTTCTGTAGCACGTAAACTTGCGTCTCTTTGAGTCTCAACTTTGAAATCTTCTTTCAATGCTAAACCTAATGATTGTGGGTGAAATACTCCACCGAATGAATCATCATAAGCATCAATAGAAATGTTTGCGTTTTCAAAAATATCAATACCAGCAATTCTACCGATATATCCATTTCTTAAAGCTTCATTTCCAATTTCAGAAATCGCATAACCTGAACTTGATGTTGTGTAAGCAGGTTGTGTTAAAGTTTTCTTTAAATTGAAAGTAGCTTTAGGGTGAAACACAGCATAATAAGGTGCAGGTACATTTGCACTTCTTAAAATCGCTTGTGCTTTGAAAAGCAAGTCAGCAGTTAGTTCAGTCCCAGCACCACCTTGATCGTTTGCAGATGCAAAGTCGTCTAGTAAACCAGCTAAATCTGTATCTACTTTTTTAGCGATTGCTTCACCGAATAATTTTCCAATGTCAGCACCAACATTACGACTAGCTGAATCTCTAGCTAAGTCAGTTAAAGTTGTCATAACACCAACTTCTGAAGCTGTAATAGTAGCTGAAGTAGGGTTTACTGCTGTATTAGATAAATCAGATGCTTCGTTTACTGCTGAAGCACTAATTGTTGGGTACACAGGAACTTCAATAGTTTTACCTGAACCACTAATTGGGTAAGTAGTTACAAGTGGTCTCATAACTGAAGTTTCTTGGAATGTGAATATAGCTTCTTGAGTTATATTCGTAAAAAGTTCACTTAGTGTTGAACTTGTTGTTTCGTTTGCCATAGTTTTTTATAGTTTGTTGTTGTTGTTAGTTATTTTCATTTTAAATATACCTTGTTCTCGTTGTTTCCTCATGTCAGCATAAATTTTTCTGTCATTTGGATTACTTAAATCAAGATCACCAATATTAATAGTCTTTGGCGAAGAACCACCAATCTGTCCCTTGCTACCTGCACCTGATGGTGTAGATAAAACATGGTGTGGATTGTTCTTTAAGTATTCGGCTACCAATTCATTAACTGACATTGGTTCGCCTTTATCTGAATATCTAGGAGTTCCATCTTCGTTGATAACTTCAACAGAACCTTGTTCTGATAGTCTAACATTATTTCTTAGTAGTTGTTTCACTTCTGCTGGTTTAACAGCTTTCATGCCACTAGCTACATTGACTAATGTTTCGTCTATACGAATTCTTTTTAATTCAGATTCCAACGATTGAATTTTTGAATCCTTTTTTGATACTGTCTCCTTCAGAACTTTATCAAACTCGCCACGTTGTTTAGCGATTTCTAGTTCTTTAAGTTTCTTTTCTTCAAGTAACTTTTTGGCTTCTTCAATATCTATGCCATCAAGTTTATTAGAAACAGATTTTTTATATCTCTCTAATCTTCTTTGAACTATTTGTTCTAACTGCTCAGCAGTAAAAACTTTGTTCTCAGTTGAAGTTGTTTCAGAAACTTCGTTTACTCCAGCATTGTCTTGAGATGCTGTATTCTCAACCGACTCTTTTTTTACTTGGTCGTTCATTGTTTGTTCTCCTTCTATATTGTTATAATTGTCAATTATCAAGGAAATTGTAAAAATGCAACAAAGTTGTTGCTAAAATGTTCTAATCTGCTGTGTATTCAAAAGTACCATCATCTTTTATAGTACCCCAGTCAGTATCTACTGGTTGCCAATGATGACGACAATTATATCCACCTCTATCAATAAATGGGTCGCTACCTGATTTACCTTGCCAGTCATTCTGCCATAATTGTCTAGCTTCTTCTTCTGTAAATACTTTGTTTGCGTGTTCTACGCAGAAATCTCTACTATCTCTAATGATTGAACCATAATAAACATAGCTAGTTAAACCTAATTCATCTGCTCTAAACTTTGCAAATTGTCCATCAAATCCCATTAAAGCATCTTGTGCTATTTGAGATGAATATACTGCAAGATTTGCACCTGTAACTGTTGAACCATAAGTTTGTTTAAGTTCATCTACTGCTGTTTTAAAATCTTCTGTATTTGTCTTACCAGCGATTTTTTGTTTTTGTACGAACTCCACAAGTTCTTGTCTTTTTCTGTCATCTGATTGTTGGTAAATTCCATTGATCTTACCTCTTAAAGAATCAACTACTTCTGCAAAAGGTTTACCTACTAATGTAGATTGATAAACTTCTTGTGCTAATGTGTTAGTGAACTCAGTAGCTAAGTTTTGAAATTGTGTAAATGCAATCTTCTTTAGTTGTTGGATAGTAACTAAATCAGCTTCAGTAATTTGTTTAAACTCAGCAGGAATAGGAAGCTTTCCATAAGTTGCTACAATCGTTCCTGCAATCTTATCATAGTCATTAATGAATGTTTGAACTCTAGCTAAGTAAAGTTCTTCTATTGCTTGTTGTAGTTTTGGTCTAATCTCAATAGCAAGTCTTGTATTAAATAATGCACCATCTTGAATTGGAAGTTCAGATACAGCTTGTATTACTCTTGTCTCTAAAGTTTTTAAAGTATCGTTTAATAATCTTTGATGTTGTGCTTCTAAATTATTGACTGCTTTTTCTCGTATGCTTTGAAGTTGCTGTAATAAATCTTGTGCCACATTAAACTGTTGGTAATGTTATTGGTTGTTGTGGAAACTCTCCAAGTGTTTGACTATTATTATCAATCTCTTGGTCTATTATAACTAAAGTTTCATCATTATCAATTACAGTTCTAGCTATTTGTTTATCTAGTTCTTTAGTAAATGTAGTTGATTTAATATTAGAAGCTTTTGCTTGTTGTAATAATTCTAAATCAGTTGCCCAGTCTCTAATGTCAAATGAAGTTGGGTACATAATCTCTCCATCAAATACTGTTTCTTGCCATAGTGCAAATAGTCTCCAAATTTGTTCTTCTGCAAGTTCCATAAGTTTTGCTTTTTGTGCAAGTCTAGCATTTAATAATTGAAACTCAGTTCTTAGTGCGATACCAGATTGTATTCTTTCACCAGTTGCTCTTATAGCCCCAACATGAGATAATCTATTTATTGCATCTACTTTGTGCATGATTGATTTAATTACTCCATCTAAATTACTTCCACTTGGTTGTAAGATATAAGGTTTTAAGTTTGCATCAATGTTATCAGGAATTTCTATAATAGAACCTGCACCACCAACAGCTTCAGTATCTCTTGTTTTGACTAAGCTTGGGTGATTAGATATTCTAATGATTTGTTCAATCTCAGATAATTCATTGTAAATAGATTTTTGTAAGTCAGCTATGTCAGTTAAATCAGAAACTCCTAAACCTCTCATTGGACTTCTTTGATTGTATAAAATAACTGCTGGTATTTTTCCAAGTGGGTTAGGAACTGACTCTACTAAAACTGGTTCATCTCTATTTGATGTTGGTAAAAATACTGTGTCTATTTTATCTTCATACCAAATCTTATAACATTCTTTGTCATCTTCTATTGATTCTCTAATTTTTAAATATTCTAAATAGTAATATCCATTTGGTGATCTTGCATACTTCCAGTCTAATACGTTTTCAGGTGTGTAGATATTTAGGTATGGTCTAATATTTTGTTCTAGTTCTTCTCCACGTGTCATTACATTTGTAGATGGTTTGTCCACGATAATCCAACAATGTCCATAAATAGAAGCATAGTTTTGTACTTCTCTCATTAGAGCATCAAATGATCTGCCTTCGTAATCGCAATCATCTAAGAATTGATCTACTGAAGGGTCGTCTTGTAATGTTCCAAGTTCTCTAGTTGGTGGTACTCTAAATAAAAATGATGAATAAATATCAATTACGTTTCTAGCATGATTGTCTAATGGTGTGTAAGCAAGTCTTTTAAAATATTCTGATTCTAGTTCTAATTGGTATTCTTGTAGGAACTTTCCATCTTGGTATTCTTTACCACCTAAATATGATCTGATGTAATATTCCCATCTTGGCATCATACCTTTGTATTGTGTGTGTTGCTGTTCTATTTCTTTTCTTGTGTATGCCATTATGAAAATCTTTTAGGTTGTGATTTAGGAAGTGTTGATGTGATTGGGAATAAATATTCTATTGCGTAACCTAGTGCATCAGTCATGTGATCGTAACCATTTCCTTTTTCTGGTTGATTTGTACCTTCTTTGTAAACTTGTTTCATTAAGCTATTAATTAGTGTTTTGCAAGAAGGATTAATAAAAATACTTCTCTTTCCATCAAATGCCTTCAGTTTGCTATTAACAGAATTAATCCTGTCTCTTACTAAAGCATGAGTATTCTTAGCTTTAACATTTAAACCAGCATTTTGCAATATGGTTAAGTCAGTTCTACCACCAGCAGAAGTTTTACGTTGTCTTGATGCTGGGTCTGGGTAAACCACCATTTTAGTTTTAGGGTATCTGCTTAATAGTTCATCAATAAATTCATCAGTATTTGAACTATAAATAACTATCTCATCAAAGACATAAGCTATATCGTTTTTAACATGGAATAGACAAGCTGACATTGGGTCTATGTTAAAGTCCAAGCCAATATGAATAGTCGCATCTTTGTCATACTTACATTCTTGAACATTATATTCTCTATCAAAGTTATAATAAACAACTCCTGAATATGTTTCAAATGAAGCTAAATATTCTTGTCTAAAAGTACGTTCATCTAAATCTCTTTTGGCTTGTTCTATTTCTTCTGCATCAACTTGACCACCATCTAATGTTGTGTACTTAAATGACTTCCATTCAGGGTCATCTCCTAAACCTTTTTGAAATATCTCATAAGACCAGTTACCAAATCCTCTGGGTGTTCCTATGAATAATACGTTTCCTGTAACGTGTTTATCTGAGATTGTTGGTCGCAGAACTTCTGTCCAAGCTTCAACTGGTATATCTGCGTATTCATCTAATAGTAGGAAGTCCAAACCAACTCCTCGTAAATTGTCTGGTGATTTATCTGCACCTTTTAAACTTATCTGACTACCATTCCTAAGCACTAATGTTAGTTCTGTTTCATTAGCATATTTAATCCATCTCTTTTCAGTTGTAAGTCTTTTGATTTGTTTCCACATAATCTCTTTAGACATTCTGTAAGTAGGTGCTACATAGAATATCTTTGAGTTAGGTTTTCTACTTGCAAATCTTAATAGTTCATACATGGCTAAGTGTGTTTTGCCGAATCTTCTTCCTGTAATTAGAACTCTAAATCTTTTTGGACAAGTATATACGTCTAGTTGTGGTTTACTAAATGGCATTTATAATTCCTCTTTGAATTAACTTTGTAATAACATCTTCTTCCAATTTAACATCATGGTTGTAACCTTTAGAAGTTCCAATATGACTTACTTCTTCCATTGTATATCTGTTTTTAGTTTTAAAGAAATCAAATGCTGTAATAGTTACTTTGCACTGACAATGATTAAGTAACCAATAGATTGCAACAAAGCCAGTAGTTGGTCTGTAGTAATTGTATCTAATTGTCATTTGACTGTAATCGTATGTGTTCCATAACCAAGCTTTTTTCTTAACCCAATCAGGCATACGTTCTGCTCTCTTACCATCTTTTTCA